CTGTACCACCCCCCCCTTAGTTTTTTAAACAATCACAATCTTTAGCAGATAATGATTTTTCTTGATCGTCCCATGATTCAGGCATTTTATTTAACATAGGAATATCATCTGAATTAGGCAAATCTTTAAAATGATAGCCACGTCTTGTTGCTTCAAATACTAATTTAGAGTGTCGATATACCAAAGCATTAAGATTATCTCTGAATCTGACAGTTTCAGGGTGTTTAGAATAACCTTTTTTATTATTTGTAATAACTGACCAAATACATAATGTTTCTCTATGTTCTGCCAATAAATGTTTTCTACACAATCTGTACGGTTTAATTTTATCCCAAACTCTCATAAACTATATTGTTTAATACTAAATATAAATCTATCTATTTAATAATATAAAATAACATCTAGTCGGCTAACGTGCGCTGTTACGCCGAGAGACGAGTTGCTTATCTAGTTATGCACAGTCAATACTGTCAGGTGCAACTTTAAACCTATACTATATATGTATATCCCTTATATAAATGTATCGTTGGGTCCTACTTGAGATGTTCTTTGAAGAAGTTAGGGTGTTCTGACGTAAAGTATGTACATTGATCGCAATGATCTACCTTGATATGTTTAGCCATAATATTTTTCTTGTCTCCCTGAGTCATTTTTAGCTTGGGATTCATCATCACAATTTTGATCATATCACACATATCGTCAGAATCATTGTTTAATGCTCTCATATGCTTTTCCAGTTCGTTAAGCTCTTGTGTCTCTCTCATAGCCCATTTTATGCCTTTTGTGGTCATTTCTTTCTTAAAGTCATGACAGCCATGGTTGCATTTCTCTGCACGACAATGAATTTGATCAATACACTCTCTGCATTGTTTCTCGTTGTCATAGACTTCCCATCTGCTAAGGACTTCTACCTCGTCGCCTGCTAGACTTGCCAAGGATCTAGTAAATTCAGCGGAAACTACGATAGCCTGATATCTGGAATAAGTCGTTGCGAATCTTTTGTCGCGAGCCATGCGAATTGCCTTTGCTGACTTTGTACAAAAGTCTTCCTTATGTTCATGTGAGTGTTCGTTCTCTAACTTGATAGCCAGTTTGACCAATTCATCTGACATATCACAAGTCCAGTTATGATTTCTAACGGCTTCCAGTTCGTTCTTTACTTTTATCTCCTTAGCGGGACCCGTGTTCTCCATGTCTCTCATTCGTTTTTTAAGGTCTTGTGTAATATTTAACAGGTTAGCGTCGGATATTTCATCTGCTGAAATCATGGTTTCTTTCTTTGGATAGTTTGTATGTGCCTCTTTGTACTCGTCAGGCAAGCAGTTAATAATCCATACCTTGGATATTGTAGTAAAGTTTTTGGCTGCTATTTTTTGAATTAATAATGATATAAGTTTCTTGTCTATGCCGTCCTGACCCCTAGGACGTTGGGTATTTTCTGCCAGAATCGTCTTAAACTTGGCTATTACCTCAGGTCTTTGCTCGTCAATGCCCTTGGCAATGTGATCTGCGAGTTCCAAAACTAAGTCCTTAAGTTTTACTTTGTTTACTTTGGCGTCTATCTCTTTAATTTCTCCAATAATACGTTCGGTATCTTGGACATAGTTAGACATAATAAATAAAAAGATGTGGTTAAGGTATTTAAACCTTATTGTTTTGACAATCTGATGAGTCTTTCTACGATAGAATTGACTATCATACCAAAGACGTCCATCTGTTGATTCATTTCAGGGTATCGTTTGACAGCAATTTCTCTTGCCATTAGATACAAGGCGTTCTCTTGTAGGATTTCTGACTCGAATTGTTTGTAGAATTTTGCGTCTACTTTTGAGGTCGGAATTCCTACTTCCTCTGCCTTGCCTACCATTGGAATATATGTAACTTTTCCATTGATAGAACGATTTGCCTGTTCCCCATTTGCATGATACCATGCCAATGTAGGGACACCCTGCCATGATTTGCCAGTTGGTTTGCAAGTAAGAACGGATCCGTCTTCATGTGTGAATTCTTTTCCGTCTTCTTTTTTAGGAAATCTTGCCATGTATAGTATAGTGTAGCACCCTTATATAAATCTATTCAATTTGAAACTCTTCCCATTCTCCCTTGGAGTTACATCTGCGCCACCCGATTCCCGGAAACTTGTTGTATGCATGAATTACTACAAAGTCTTCTTTAAGCACTTGCATTACAGGTGCGCGATACTTTGGATTCCAACATACAAATTCATACTCTTCTGTCGGACTTTGAGCATATTCACATAACTCCTTGTTCTCTTTAGGTACAAGATATTTTCTGTTCTTGTTAGACTTGAGAGATTTAGCCTGAATACCCCACCTTACACCGTCTTTCCATGCCAACAAATCAAAGATTCCCTTGGAAGCATAGGCACGTTTTACAATCCAATCTCGTTGTTTTAAAAAATCACGGACTTTATATTCAAAGTCTCTGCCGGCGTTGTAAGACCTTACAGCCAATCTTCGCCTGCCCAAGACATAACTTTCATAAGTCTATGTTCTGAGTCTATGTTCATATCCTCACGTTTAAGTGCTACATGAATAGACTCATGGACTATGGTATCTATAAGATCTGCCTCAGTTTCATGTGCTGAGACATTAACCCAAGCATGAGGTACGTCAGAATATGTGTCTCCCTTGGAGTCGTCAGACGGGTTAGTCATACGGAATAAGACCGTATAAGGCTCGTCCTTGATTCTGCAATCTTCGCATTGATGGAATGACTTGGTCATATCAATCATTGTCCTTTTTTATTTCTAAGAAGTTCTGCACCAACTCGTCTCTTTTACGAGCCATGGCTTTCACAATTTCGTTTCCTTTCTCTAATTCTTTGGAAACTCTGTTATAATTCCTTGCAGCTTTTTCAACTTTTGGCTGTAATCTGCGTAATTGTTTCTGAGTCTTTTTTATATCTTTCTCCAGTTTCATAATGTTACGTGTAATAATGAATTTGTCTTTCTTAGTCTCGTTCATATAATAAAAAAGGGTGTAGAAGGTTATAAACCTTATTGTGTTATGCACCTAAGTACATAAGCGGTAACAAGAATGCTAATAATGGTAGAATTGTAATCAATACACCCACGATTAAACCTCTTCTTGCTTGTTCTGGATCGTCATTTTTGGCGATCACGTAATGAATTATTCCACCAATAAAACCTAAGAATATAGGTAATAGGTAGAGTAATCTACTACTGCTTTGAGATTGACTCATATAATATAAAAGGTAGATGGGTTATATAAATGTATTGATATAACCTATCCGTGTTGGTTGAGTTTATTGTTGTATGCGTCAAACGATACAGTCCAAGTTCCCGGCTTTGAGTTCTTCAACTTGTTGCGCTGATCAAACCATTGGTCTACACCGTCTCTAATTCCCGTTGTAAAACACCCTGAATTAATAAGGATTTGTTCCTTAGAGTCCCATTTGAGTTTCTTTTGATTCCAAAACAAAGTCTCGGATTCGAATCCCATAGGTTGATGTAGGTGTCCCATCTGATACACGTCAGCCTCAACATTGACAGTAAGATTTTCCAATGCCTTTTTGGCGTCCCCGCCGCCTGCACCGTGGTTTACAAACAATGTCTTCTTCATCAAGGACTTGCCTTTGAACTGAATGTCCAGTCCTACGAATCCTTTTGAGCCGAGGAAAGTAGTTCCGTGGTCGTTCTTACACCAACGTTTCATTTCCCCCTCTTCCATTACTCGAGAGTTGTATTCGTGGTTTCCCCATTGTTCGTACCAAATCTTTTCCATTCCGCATTTCTTATAGTCCTGTTGTACTTCGAAAAGTTCGTCAAAGAACTCGTCAAATGCGTTCATCTGTTCTGCCTTTGTAGTCATGCGTACTGACTCGTCCTTGAATCTCGGATCTTTTGGCAGAATCAAATCCAACTGATCTCCGCCGAAAGACGTGAATCTGTACGGATCGTCAAGGATTCTGTTCAATGATTTTACTGCTATGTCTTCTTGCCAGTTCTCGTTGCCCATGTGAAAGTCAGATATGACTTCCCAATGTACTATTGTATCGATCTTGTCAAGTTCTATAACTATTGGTTTGCTGAACATACTTAGTGTACACCCAGACTCTTTATAAGTGTTTCTAATATTGCAAAGTTATTCAAAGGTATTGACCTGATTACCAAGTGTTCGTTCTTCTTCTCCAAGGTCTTGCGGATATACCTGTGTATCAGTTCAAACTGATGTTGTGTAATAGTATCAGCCTCAAGGTAAAACATTCTGTTATCCATCTCTCATCTTCTCCATAGTCTCAAAGTCTACAAACTTTACGTCCATCTTGTTAGTTATAAGTATTCTGTATTCGCCTGAAAATTTAAGACCTTGCAACTGATCTACGAGATCCTGTTTCTTTTTATCGTCCCAGTCCTTAGGTACGTTTATAACAATGTCCTCAGTCATGAATTATACCCTCGCTTGACCATATTAAACCATTGTCTTTGTACAGTTTGCACTTTGGACAGAACTGATGTTTGGGCAAGATCAGATTGCCTACTGTTACAAACCCTGCGGCTTCTGTAAAACTTGAATCTGAGCCGTATGAGTTCTTTTTCTTCTTGAATGTTTTTTTAGTCCAGTCAGTCTGTTCCTTGATACCGCCAAAGCCTTTCTCGATACACCATGCCTCTATGTCGTTTATCTTCTTCTTGATCTCGGTCTTTTCTGACTCGGACTTTACTGTCTTTAGTTCTCCCCAAAGGTCGCTTAGTTTTCCCATTTTACTACCCCCGTAATTCTGTTCTGATGAGACAAGTTCTTATGCCATAACTCATGTACGTCCATTCTTATTCTAAGGTCGTATTCGTTATCTGTAAATATCATCTTGCACAAGTTACACTTAACCATCTTGTATCTCCAAGTTCTTTCTTATGTACCATTGTTTCTTGTACTCGCTCATATATTCTTTGTTGTTGTCCCTGTATTCCTTGTTGCGTTTACTTATCTTTTCTGGAATACCTTTTCTGTAACGAGTCATGTTACCCTTTCTGACTAGCGGTCTGTGTTTTAGACAATAAAGTTTCATGCCTGCATAGTTATATCCTTTTCCGTAAAATTCTTTTCTGCAACTTCCGTAGGCGCACATCTTGATCTTACATCTTCTGTCCAATGTTTCTTCCATACTATACAATGTCATGTCCCTTATTTATATCTATCCAATTAATCTAACGTCTCCAGTTTCATAGGCTCTGTCATGTGGATTCTGTCATGTTCTTCCTTGGAAGATACGCCGAAAGAGTCCAATGATCTTTGGTACAAGTCCAATGCCTGTTGAGCGTGTTCCTTTGTAACTCTCTCAGACAATCCTAACTTTGCAAACGCATAGGCGCCTCTCTTGATATCCTCAAAGGCTCTTGTGTCTATGTTTACCTTTCCGCGATTCTTGGAGTTCTTGCTGATGTCCCTGAAAGAAAGTCTTATGTGCTTGAACACGCCCTCGTCAAACTTTGGATCCAAGAGGTTAGCATAGTTTATAAACTTCATTAGTTCGTATTCGCTTAGAAGTTTTTCCTTTGCGATAAAGTCTTCTATTGAATTGTCAGTTATGTATTCCATAGCCTCGTACTGTTCGTCTTCCATCTCTTCGGTAAAGTTGTTTAGTAACAGGAAGACATATCCGAATCTTGCTATGAATGAGGCAGGCATATTGATGTTCTGCATTACAGTCTTTTCAATGTTCCAGTTGGATCCTATCGGATTGGCGGCACCTACTATCTTGGTGCGTGCGGGCATGGTAAGGTTGATACCTACTTTGTTTAGATGAGCAACTTGGGACTCCATGACGTCGTGCAATGAAGACTGATCTTCTGGACGCATTTTGTCCAACTCATCTATGCAAACATACGAGCCGTTTGCCAGAATGACGGGTCCGAATTTTGCCATTCTAGTTCCGTCCGCTAGGTTGTCTACGCCCATTACCATGCCTGCGCTAGATGTTGAACGACCTGAAATCTTGAAAGATCTCTTGTCGAGTTGTTTAAGTTTGTCAAGTATTGCAGACTTTCCAGTTGACGGATCGCCGACAAATAATACCGACATATCCCATCTGTTACCGTCTTCTCTGCCGCCTGACAAAAGCGAAATAAGTGAGGCTAGTTTTATATCCGTTCTGTTTATTACGTTAGGTGCAAGACTCTCTACTATCTTTGTCTGATCCATGTCCCTGTACATCTGTATTTCCAATGCTGAGGGCTGTTCGTTTGTCTTCTGATCAAGACATCTTATCTGAATAACGTCCAGTACAAAGTCGTCGTCATTCTTTTTTGAATCTATTGTAGTAAGTACCCTGCATATAATTCTGTACTTTTTGCCTGCGTTAAGTTCCATTCTTGCGTTCTTGCCTGTAAGGTGTGCCTTGATACTGCGCGGATTTACGCTGCCTGTATCTGTAGGCTCTTGGAACATTACCTTTCTCAAGTCTCCCGTAATACGATTCTCTCTGTTATATTTTAACGGTTGTCCCTCATGGTGCTGACATGATCCGTATGTATCTTTCTGATAGATTTCCTTGTAGTCGTCTGCATACATTGTGTATGATGAGTTACAACCGCGTTCAGGACATATATAAGTCTTCTCTATGTTGTACATAGACAGTTCTGACAACTGTACCAAGATACATTCTGTCATTACTAACTGATTCAAGTCGTCAGACTTTATCTCAGAAAAGTTTGTAATCTTTTGATCGCATTTCTCTGTTGCAACTTCCGTGCCGTTGCTAGACAAAACTCTTTCCAATGATTCAGGGTGCTGTGATTTACATCTGCTTACCGTAGGCAAATCTTTTTCTGACTCACAAGTCTTGCAATACCATAAGTTTCTAATTGTTTTCAAATGAAATTCGGACATATTATCTATATAGAACGAGCTCTATATAAACTTTTGTTTGATGATAAAATATTACTAGCTTCGCAGAATCCGAGTGAATTTGAAATGACCAAAAAATAATGATATAAAAAGATTTAGCAATACCTATATAACATAAACACAAAAAAAATTCTTTTATGATGTTATGAGAACTTGGTAATATTTTTTACAGATACATTTATATTATAGTATATGATATAGACTGTATGGTTTATACGTGCAAGGACGAGTGCAGATATTGTGTCTCTGAGAAAAAGGCTATGGTAAATATCAAGCCAAGTATCGCCTACATGGTAGCCAATAGGTGTAGTATATGTTCAGAATCCAATGAATCAATTTGGTATCTAAAATGGAAAAATTCTTGCCCCTGCTGTGGGACTACATTACGCCGTAAATCTAAACATAGTTTAGGCAGACAGAAAATTACAAAAAATTTAAAATGTAATCAGATCAGTTAACTGCTACTTTAAATGATCCATTATATGAAAGACTTAGTTCCAAACCGTATGTTGTTCTTGATGATCCACCTTTTCTTGATATGTATATTATTGATCCGTCAGCACTTACTTGCATACCGCCATTCAACGGAACTGACGTATAGCTTACTAAATCTGATATGTTTATACTGTCCGTAGCACTAGCAGTAGATATGTCCCACGGTGTAGACATTGTATGTCTGTGCAAGAATGTATCTGATGTTCCTGAATCTTCTTTGGTTGTGAATAAAAATTCGCCGTTAGGCTCTATTGCAAAGGCTCGAAAATCTGAGGTATTCATTCCAGTTGCGTATGATTTACTGGCATAAGAGCAAGTACTCAAATCCCATGCTGATGTCATTGTATATTGAAAAATAGTAGCACTTGTATCACTTTCTGAAACATACATTTTTGTTCCATCTGTACTAAATTCTAAACCGTAAATAATTCCGCCAGATACTTCAGATGAAACATTAAAGCTCTGCATTTGTCCTGTTGATCCTATCGTACTTCCAGTAAATCGCCACGGCGTATCGTCAAGAGTACATCTTTCTACTGTATTTTTGTTAGTTCCCGCAAAAAGATAATCGCCAACATCATCATATCTTAAAGCATGAACGCTGTCTGATCCAGTAAAGTTTGTTCCGTCAGATTGTTTGTTCGTATTTTGTTCACTTGTTAAATCAAAAGCTGTTGTTATTGGGTGCTGTTGTATGTATCTTGATCCACTTCTTTGAACTGTAAATCCATCTCCTGAAATAGCAAATCCATGAAAATCAGCAATTAGGTAAACTTGAGGACTTTTAAGGTTTCCGTTATATTGTGTAGTTGCAAAAGTTCCCGGCTCGGAAACAAACTGCAAGGAAGTCGAAGGTTTTATAATTTTATTATACTGTCCAGTTGATGAAGTGTCATAAGTATCTTGTAAAACTCCGTCAATGTAGAATTTTACTTTACCTGAAACAATTCCATCTTTTTCAAAAACAAGATGAATCAAACCTGTTTGTTTTTCTGGATTGTAAGTTTCGGCTGTTGTAATTTCATATAATTCAGCTCCACTAATGGTTGACCATACAGGTGTACCCTCTGTACCTGTATTTCTATACAAAGTATTTTCACTTGTGTGATAAAATAATCTTTGTGGATCCCATGTTGCAGGCAAAGACGTACCTGATCCATAGGTTGTTGAATCGAGAAAAGCACCTGAAACCACATTACCTGTCCATGAGCCTAAGTTTGGATCAACCATTTCTATAAAGTCCCATTCTCTTGTAACTCGTTAATTTGTACGACAAACAGATCGCCTGAATCCAATACAAAGTCAGTAGAAACAACTCTTGCGTGGCACTTGCTTGCGTCGCTTGCGTGCCAATGAATTCCTGACTCCTTGATAGTAACTGGAACAGAGTCAAAGAACGAGTCGTCCCATAACATTCCCATCTTCATAGTCTGATTGACCCTTGATCTGGATCCGTTTACTGAGAACTGTCTTCTGGAATAGGCGGTATCTGTAAACTCTGATTGCAAGTCAGTCTGAGACTCACTCTCTGCGGTTGACGAAGTGCCTATGGAATTATAATCCAATTCGGTTGCTACAACACCAATATCTCTGTCTATGCTCTCTTTGATTCCCTGTAATAATATGACGTTGTTTAATGACTCAAATTTCTTTGGTCGAACAGTAGTATTTAATCCATTAATCAAATCATTGAGATTTTCATTCATTATTTTTTCGCTCTGCTCTACGATATGAGATGGATTAAAAGAAACTGTGCCTGCATTCCATGAGGTAAAACCCCAACTGTCAGTATTAATTTTAACGTGATGTGATAAGCCCTCTGCCTGAGCGTGTAATCTGTCGCCTTGGGTGGTAAAATCTAACAATTCTTTGAATAATTCTGTATCAGATTGCATAATATATACTTCTTATGATAATAATACAAGAAGTAATGATATGTTAAAATTGACAAGAAGGGATCGTTTCAACGGTCTTAATCCTATAGATAAGACCTTAGAATCAATGGAGTCAATGCAAGACCTGATTCAACTATATAAAGGATATATAAAAAAAGACTTGGACAGCATAACCACAGATCCTACATTACAGGCACAATTAAAACACGAACTAGGAATAGATTGGTAGGTATATAAATCTTTCTAAATTAAACAGTTTAATATAACTAAGGTGCTATGAATTCGCCCACGGTCTGATTAGGATTTGCTGAATCATTCCCTACAAACGGTATGGTTGTTATCTCAGTATTGCCGTCAGACGTGTCAAGTCTTGAGTTTGTATGATAATCCGTTATCCACCCTGTACTGACCTCTTTGTTTAACAGACTGAATCGTCCCATATAAGTTCCAGTCAATGCCTTGTTGGTGCCGCCTGCGGTAGCCATCAGACAGAAATTTCCTGTAGAGTTATTAATGGCACCTGTTATACTATCAGAGTCAGACAGAACTCCGTCTATATAAAGTTTTTGACCTGAGGCGGTACTCTTATAAGTGGCTACTATTGAGAAATCCGTGTCAGGAGTATATGCATATGTTACTGGAGTCTGATATGATCCGCCCGTGTATATTGCAAACTCTAAGGTGTTAGTATCTGTTACTCTTAGCCTGTACTCGTTTACCTTTTCACATAATACGAATCCGCCACCGCTTGCAGGCAATGACACTTTCATGGCTATTGTAACCTCGTCAGTAAAGTCAAAGTCAACATGATCGTCTATTGTAATGTAAGACGTTCCGTCAGTCAACACTCTGGCACCGTCCCATGTATCTGATACGGGATATGTAAATCCAGTACCCGTCGTGGTATGTACCAAGTCATATGTTGACAGCGTAACTGGCTTCTTTCTAGTCCACAAAAATGTCTCTTTGTATCTTATGTCAGTATTTTGAAGATCTTGCTTGCCGATCTCAAAAGTAGAAGTCCTAAGTTTTACATTGGACGAGATACATATACGTTCCTGTAGTCCCTCGTCCTCAGGCTCTTGTGCCGTAATGTCATGTATCAGGGACAAAATCCTATTTATATCTTTTCGTACTGCGCCATAGTCAGTCGGTTTGATATAATCATTAAGAAATGACATGACTATACTGCGTTTATATCGTCTAAAGTAAGTTTTATAGACGAAGCACCTATGTTTGTCTGCGAATCCCCTGCGTGCATTTCAATAGTATAAGATATAATATTAGCCTTTATATCCAGTCCAGTTTCGATATCTTGCATACGAAGATAACTGCTTAACTCTATACGATCACTAGGCATGGTACAATTCACATCTTCATACACTCTTCTTTCCCTGCCCAGAGTTTCTCCAGCTATTAACAATGCTTGTCTTACAGTTTCCTCTTCAAGATCTGCTCTAATTGGCAATAATTTCTCACGTTGTTCAGTCAATGTTTGTGAAAGATTGGTATTCTCTACTGAGGTATGAAGTCTTTTGGCGTCATATATTCTGTAATTTATGAGACCTGTAGCGGCAGTCCAACTAACATCATCAGTAGAAACATAATATGTTCCTGATCCAGACTTGTAGTCTATGTTATAAGTATGAGAAGCGTCGTCCATTCTGTGAAATACCAAGTGCAAAGTCTCGTTCGGAGTAACCTCTAGTTTAGGACTTACGGGAATCTCAAACCACCCTGCGGGTGTAGATGTTCCAAGACCTTGCAGAATCTCTTTTGTAATTGTAATCTTTCTTCTGATATCAACCAAGTCAGGCTTTCCTGTGCCGTCGTCTCCCCTGATTTCCATAATGGTATTTGTTGCAGGCGTTCCAGTCTTTATCATTCTTACTGCAATCTTGAATATGTTGTCTACAACTGGGGTAATCGGAATAGATATGAATTCGTCGTCCATTGAATCAGTTGCGTCAGGTGTTGTCTCTTCCTTGATGTTTAATGACGGTGCGAAATGTCCGTATGCATGAATCCATGAATACATTGTATCAAACGAAGAGTCGTCCCATGAGAAAGGCGTATTCTTCAAGTACATAATCTTTCCGCTGTCCCACCCTTGGGCGTCCAGTCCTGACAAGTCATTGGTAATTAAAAATCCTGAATCATGGTTTATAGGATCTCTTACTACTATTCTTCTGTCAGCGTTGATATGCCATTCCGCATTGGCGGCACCTACTACTCTGGATATAAACCCTGAGAAAGTGTTGCCTAATTCGTTTACGTTAGCCAATGAAATGTCAGTACATTCGGTACAGATACCGTCGGCACCTGTAGTATATGTAAAGGTATTTATAGGCGTAATGTTGTTGTCAAACAAATGATCCGTGTCTGCAAACATATCCTGAATAAGTTCATATATTTTTGTTGACGTATCAGTATCGTCCAAGTCTACGCCGTTTGAGGCTTTAGCCTGATTTCTTTTGATAGTAGTAATCTTGTTCTTAAGCACTTCTCCCCACCCTACACAGTTTACCTGAATTCTTTCAGTAGATGTTCCGGGTCGAATTACGCTAGATGATTTGACCTTTCCATAAAACCATCTTTGTAATCCCGCATTGTCCTTGCCAAGATATACCTGAACGTCCCATTCTCTTTTGATCAAAGATTTGCGTCTCAACGTGGTACCTATCAACGTATTGGCGTTGTCTTCAAGCAATAACGTACAATGACCGTATGATCCGTTTGACTCCAAAGTCATAGTAAGATCTGTAAGTCTAAAGTCTTGTGTAGGACTAGCCTGAGTCTTGTTAGTCTGATAAGTATATTGCAATGAGCCGTCATAATCATATATGTATATCTCAGGTGCGGATTCAGTTGGATCAAAGTTTGGTGTTAGTGTCATAATGGAGATGTTCCTGAACTTGCCGCCTCAATTTTTTCTATATATCTTAACCTATTTAAGAGTTCCCTATCGCCTCTAGTCTGATCGAATCTGATATCAAAGATTTTCTGTTCCGTAAGACCTAGTTTTTCGCTTGCATTCTTGTGTACTGCAAAATTGTTAAAGTTAGTCCATGACGATCCGTATTCCTGAAATGCCAATGATATTGATTCCATTCTTTTGATTGAAGGCAATGTGATCTTGCCGTCTGCGCCAATGTCCTCTCTTATCTGTTCCCAGAACGGCTTTGCGGTACTTGTAAATCTTGCGATAGGTCTGTTCTTTGATCCGCCTACTCTTGTAAAGTAGCCCTCTCCAGAATTTGCGTCAAAGTCAATACCCAGTTGAAGTGCTATTGTCTTCTCCACGCGGTCTATTCTTCTGTCGGCAATCTTGCCTGCTTCCAATGCAAACATAAGTGCTACTGCCTGAGACTTTGCGTGTTGACCTTGGAAGAACTTTTTGCCTGCGGCTTCCAGTTCCCTGCGTGAAATCTCGTCTGTTCCAAACTGCCCTGCTATCATTCCAGTAGTCTGTTGCAACTGAGATATATAGCCTGAGAATCCTGTAGTATGTCTTCCATACTGACCCGGACTGAGACCTGATATGCCGCCGCCTGAAAATATTGATCCCGCAGATCTTCTAAGGTCTTGTGTTCCAGAGTTTCTCTGATAATCCTGTTCTCTTATACGGTCATAAAATGCCTGACTTGCCCTTATAGGACTTTCCATTCTGCCTGTTCGCGGATTATAGACCCTTGCCAACTGATACATCTGTGTTGCAGAAGTCTGTCCCTGTGCATTGACACCGCCCAATGCCCTGATCTGTTGCAACAGTTCGCCAGTTCTTCCGCCTGTAGGCTGACCGTAAAGAGGGTTTCTGCTTCTTACTGCAAATTCCGCAGTTCCCGTTTCTACGCCACTTCCCTCAAGCAAAGCCATCAAGCCTGCGCCGGGTGCGACTGACTTGCCTGTAACAAACGTCTGCATTTCAGTTATCCATTTTGTAGGCTGAGCGTTGAACTTGCCCATCTGTTTCTGTATGGTACCAAGTCTGATAGACTCATGTACCGTAAGTCTTTCTGCAACTGCGCCGATATCAACTCCAAGTGCGTCCTTTACCATCTTGCGGTTGTCTAATTCAAAGTCAAATATTGATTCTCCTGTGCCTGCATAACCGGGTGCAAACTGAGGCTTGAATGATCCAAGAGGCACTCCGCTTTGTATAAGTTTTTTCATTTCTTCCTGAGGATCTATCTTGGTAATTTTCTTTTCTGTAAATCCGTTTGATATCTCAAATATTTCCCAGTATTTGTCTACGTATGCCTGTTGAGTTCCCGGCATATCCCAAGTGTTGTCAATCCATGCCATCAATGTCTCACGCTGTTGCGGGAACGGTTGTTCGTAAAATGCTATTCTTTGTTCGATAGAGCCGAAAGGATTCTTTCCAAAATCTGCTTCCCTTACAGGCTTTTGTGTACTTAGGACTTTTTCTACCTGTAAGTTTGAGTCTCCATGAGCAGTCGGAATAATACTGTTGTCAAATCGTCCGCGTTCCTCAGACTGTATGTTGTTGCCTGACTGGAATGCTGTGTTTCCTGTTGACTGGGTGGTTGTTCCACCCGTGCTAAAACCCGAGTAATTTATACCCGTCGGCTGACCTGAATAACCTCTTGCTCGTAATTCTGCAAGTCTTAATAATTCTCTTGGATCTCCAGTCTGTTTTGCAATGGACTCTTGCATTTTGATATAGTTCTGCATTGCGCCACCTAATTTGTCAAACATATCTTTCTGTCCTGACAAGGCGGTAGTCTGTGCCTCTATTGCGGCTGTACCGTCGTCTACTTGAACGTTAAAGTCTTCCTGAATTCCTAGGAATCCGTTTACTGCGTCCTTGAATCCACCAAAGTTAGTTTCATAAGCCACTAATGCGGCAGATATACCCATGATAACTAGACCAACGGGACCCAAAGCAAAGTTTAAAGCCTTTGTTGCCAAGGTTGCGGCTTTGGTTGCAAATGTAGAGGCTACCAATCCGCCTGTAGCAGTTGCACTTGCGGCAGTCAGTCCTACAAATGACTTTGAAGAATTCCATCTTGCCAAGGCGTTAAGTTTTGTAGCAATAGTATTCTTTGCTGTTACCACACTATTTACAATCTGTGCCTTTGTTACGTCTGCAAATGCGGCTTTATATAATAACAATGAAGATACACCGACGTTAGCCAAGTTGGCGGCGAACAGCATATATACGTCCATGACTGCCTCTTTCTCAATCTTTAACTTGTCCTCTTTTACTGCCAAGTCGTTTGTTGCCGTGGTAATCTCGTCTAAGATAAGCTTGTATTCTCTGCTACCTTTTCCGCCTGACTCGACTATCTTGTTAAGTGCTAACTGCTTACGTGCTAACAAATCCTCTGCTCTTTGTAAACCTAATGAGGCGGCTTCTGCTCTGTTCTCTGCTCTTGCCAAGTTAGATATAGAAGTATAAGTTTGTACTGCGGAAGTAGACAAGTTAAGCATACCCATACCCATTGTCTGAAAGTTTACTGCATTCTTGACTGCGGCGTTGCCTGCGGTATTGATAGCGGTTGTAGCCTTTGTCATTCCTTGCTGAATCTGAGTACCTGATTTCTGACCTGTAGCGCCTAATGAATTCATGCCTGCTTTCATCTGGGAAATCTTACCCATGGCGTCCTTGATATCTATACGTACACGAATATTAGTTGCTCGATCGACCATGCTTATCTATCCCACCTTGGTGTTTTTAGAAGTAATGAACTTTCCAGTACGTCTACGCCTAGACAATGTACGTCTAAAGGATTTTCTACCCGTCTTGGCTCTCTGAACACCACTACCTCTACCTCTTCTAGCGTTTCTTTTAGTTCCAGTCAAACCTACTGTCTTTGTAATGTTATTGATAGTACCACGTTTGGTCGGTTGCGCTCTGGGTTTTGGAGTCATTGTTCTGAAAAATGGCATATGTTTGGGCATTAATGCTACTGCAAGTTCTTCTATTACCTTGTCTACTGCCTTGTCTAACAATGGTTGAAGGAAATCATCAGGGGGTGTGCCGCGAATATCTACCTTTTGTCTAAAATATTCCTGATTTCCAATAATAAAATGCATGGCTTTTGCGTTCTTTGCATAGATAACCTGAGGTTTCATGCCGTTTACTATTCTGGAATATGCGTCAACAAGGTCAGTACCTATGACTACCTCGGTTAAGGTCTTAGTAAAGATCTGCCAAGATTGACGTAATTCCCCGTCCTTTATTGGCGATAATTCCTTACAGATTTTAAGCAATCCCTGACTGAGATATTCTACAAAGTCAGTCTGATACGAGTCCTTGTTACGTATAGACTCTTCCATTTCTCTGATCATTTTGTACCATTCACGATCGAATGTAATTTCCATAGGCATATTATTCTGATTCTTCTTGTTGAATCATCTTAACACGAAGTAATTTTTGTATGTATTCTATGCCCTTGGATTCCAACAACTCAGTAGCCTCTTTAAGAGTACCGTACCCTGCGTTGATATAATTGTTTAGGAGTAACTGTTCCGAAATCTCTGGAAAGTTGTTTAAGGCTTTGTTCCTTTCTTTGTAGTCTCCGATAATTGCTGAGCGTATTGCTTGACCGCTTCTATCGAACTCCAGTTTACTAAAAAAATTAGTATTTCCTCTGACAATTTGCCTAACTCTGCAACGGTTAGTATGTCCAGAGCCTCTTCAAATGGAATAGGATTCTCCAGTCCCAAGGTGGTTGCCTTGTTGTAAAATTCCTCGTTTAACTTGTCTACGTCTTCTTCTGTAGATTCAATGTCCTGACCGCTTGCAATTCTGACCAATTTGTTTCTCAATTCATTGATTGGTTGAAATTGTTTTGCAGATACAAAGTCTTTGAATGTAAATGTCTTTATAACCTCTTCTCCACGCTTGACTAATAATGCGCCGTTTATGTAATCAGTTTCTATCATAAAATAAAAAAGGGTGTTGAGGTATTTAAACCTATGTGATTGTTACGCTACCGACTCTTGCTGTAATAGATTCTCTGAATCCATCTGCATTTGAGGCGGTCTTTTGTCTGGAATAAGAGGTTAGAACACAGTCTACAAAAGCAAAGTCTTTGTCAGGAGAAGTTGAGATAGAATATCCGGCTGTTCTCTCTGTTTTTGCCAACCAATCGGTTTCCAATGTAACTGCCTTTACAAAGGCGTCTACTGAAAAGTCGATTCGTCTTGTACTTGCCTTGCAGTAAATGATTTGTGCTGTTCCGTTTACTGCTTGTACTGCCATACCTCTTGTTACAGTTGTACTAAATCTGGATTCTGGGAATGCTGTTGAGTTCCATGTGAAAGGATCTGCACCTGAATCTGTATGTGTAAGTGAAGCAGATGATGTTTCACTTGCGTGAGTTGGTGTTTGTCCGTTCCAAGGGCTTGTAGCACTAGGTAATGTTATCTCTTTACACATGAATGTCATAGTTGCTGTCCATATACCTCTGTCTAAGTTGACAGTACAGGTAGTAGGTCTGCAACCATACATGGCTGTGTAATTTTCTGTTCCGTCAAGGTATTCAGAGAACATGAACGTCAATGATTCGTCGATTGATCCTGTGCCACCGCCTGATGGGCTGAAAGCATAGTTGATCAATGCAGTATCAGTAAGTTCAAAACTGATAGTGAACGTATAGTTCTCCATTGTCTTAACGGCGTCAATAACATCTTCATTACCCAAAACGTCAGTATCAGAATGTTGTATATCTGGCTGTAGATTTATATCTGTAACTTTTCCTACTGCAATAAACGTTGGATCAGTAATTGCGGCGGCGTAATCTGCCGGTGTTGTTACTGTGTCTCCCTCGCCTACGTACTGTAAGACTTTTACAAAATCGCGTTTTGTTTGTATATTATGGCTTGCCATGACCTATTTAAGTGCTTATATTACTAAAGGAAGTATTAGGTTTTTAGTTTAAACCAATTACATTCAAGCAATCCCTGACTGGAAACTCTTAGGTTTACATCATCATCTGAGCCTATATATTCCCATCTTAATTCGGTATCTTCAAAGGACTCTATCTCAGAATCTTCCGTGCCTGCGGTAAGAGTGCCTTGAGTGCCGTCAGATTTCTTTAGTCTCGTCGAGGCATTAGGTCTTATTTCCCATAGGATTCTGTTTACTTCATCTTGAAAGTAGTGCAATAAGGTGGGTGTTTCTGCCCATATATCTACTGTTATCTCAGTCCTGTAGTAGTGAGAGTCGTCTCCTAACGGCTCGTCTTCTATCATACGGTCAGTATTGGTTATGGACAACTTTATAATGTTAGGATTAGTTTGAAAGTCTTCCTCTACGTTCATGCTAGGAATATAAGACAAAGGCTCTATTACAGGAGTAACAGAATCGGTATTGGAATTGTCCCAATTATCAGTAAGATGTGCCGTGATAACAATATCCAAAGGCTCTCGGGTCCCAACTAAGTGTCTAACTGTAACTGTCAATCTTGTGATACAAATCTGATATGATAAGATTCGCCTCGTACTGATGAAGTTGTATCATCTTTAAAGTCTTCCAACATCTGTTTTCCCATGATAGTTCTCTGGGATTCAGATCTAGGATCTCTTTGTTCCTGTAAAATCCCTGCGGCTAACTGATTAGCGATACTCTCAAAGGCTACAGGTAGGTCGTCGCCTGTCAATTCTGTTCTGATATTAAGTTTAGCATTAATGAAATCTGTTGCGGTCTGTAGTGCTGAGGTTACGCCTGCGGGTGTATTAGCCTTGGCTGTACCATAAACTAGGGTTTCAACTGTAGCGGCAGTACCATAAACCATGATTATATATTAAATAGTATAATAAAGAGAAGTGTTAATGATTCTTTACTTTGCTGAATATATGCCTAAAATTCCACCTGTATTTGCTGTGAAATTCCTTGTCATGCCATAATTTGATAGAATTAGTATCATATTTTGTCTTTGTAATGTCTTGTGCAAGATCCCTGCCGTCCAACGAAGAGAAGATCTTGTTATGAGATAATGCTGTTTCATGCTGTAACAGATAGGGTTGTTCGTTCATATTGAACAGTCTAGGTCTTCTTTGTACAAGGTTGTAATTGTTAAGTACGACACTATAACAGCCGTATTTCTTTAGAGTAGGTCTTTCCTTGTTCCATTCATGTCTTGATATGAAAGGGATCTCATCTGAGTCTACTACCAAAGCCCAGTCCATTCCAATCTGATGAGCGCGGTAAAACATATGATTGCGTTTCTCTGCCTCTGTCTTTCCCTCAACTAACTCATAATAAACGTTTACATCATCATTGGTATCGCCAAAGTCCTTTACAATGTCGTGGGTTTCAGATACGGGAAACTCTTCAACACCCTGCCATTGAGCAAATTTGCCCTCAAAGAAACAGAGATAGTCAAAGTCCTTAATGGTTTCCTGTTCAAACATTCTCATAATGCCACGGGGATCGTCCCAACAACAGCACAATAAACCTAGTTCTTCTTTCAATTCAGATCGTCCCTAAAGTCATACATTCTATACATTACCTTTCTCCATTTTAAACCGAAACGTCTCCAAGTCTGTAGATAGTATATCTGATTGTCAATTTCCTTGTCAGTCAAACGTTGAACAGTTTTTTCCATTTTTTCTGTTCTGTTATGTACTGCGGCTGTATGCCATGCCAAGACCTTGCCTTTCAAGTTTCCGCTTGCGTCATTAACATTAAGTTTAGTTCTTCTTGTATGATCATAGGAATATAACAAAACATGACCGAGTCCATGACTCATCATAATCAAATTGGAAGCCATTCTTAGATCGTCCTTGTTGTCCAGTATAAACAAATCAATTACAAACTGTCCCACTTTTTCGTGAGGTATCAAATCAGACAATTCGCCAGTATCGCCTGTACGCCAGTTGTATTCTCCGTACATCTTCTTGTACATAGTTGTAGGAAAAAATCTTACTCTGAATTTCATAATTCTTTTCAAGGTATATTCTCTTGTAGTATCATTCTCAATATGGCTGACATGATCCTCTAGCCACTTGTACATGATCTTGACATATCTTCGTCTCTCTAGCCACCCAATATTCTTAAATCCATGAAACTGAATGTCCATATTATACCATACCGTCCTTAACCATATAAACGTTCTGTTTTCTGATATCGTTTCCCAATTTCCATTGACGCAGTTCTGCCCGCTGTTCTCTGGACAAGTGCTTAAACTGTGATTCAGGATCTACCAATAATGGTATTTCTAATTCATTTAATTCCCTAGCGAACTGCCAATCTAAGCAGTTATTATTATCATTAGATCCATTGAATGTAACTTGTTCCATAATTTCACGATTGATCCATTGACAACAGAAACCTGTAAAGCCTGCTTGGAATGTCTCGTCAGGAATATTGGACTCGTTATAATATGAAAAGGTACCACCGTTTGCAAACTGATAATCTACTTCATTGATATTCTGACAACAATAAACATTATGTTCGTTCTGTGCCTTGTTTGCAATTCCTGACAAATTGGAATAATCATATTCTAAGACCTTACGTTTTAATGATTCAAATGAATTGTAATCTATGACCAAATCATCAGGACATATTACCAAGTGAGTGTATTTCTTATTCATTAAGAAATAATGTTTTGCAAAATGATAGGCTTCCATCTCGGGCATATTCTCTACTATTAATTTGTCATAAAATAACAGATCCCAAGAATCCTTGACTGCTTCAATATCACGGACTTTAGGAATAAAAATAAGGGGGTGCAAGGTCATTACCTCACGTAGTCATTATTGTCTTCGCCAACGATAACTCTGCCATCTTCCTGAATTCTATTGCCGTTTAATTTGGCAAATTTACCTTTCAAGGTAGAAGATTTTAGGTTTTTCTTTTTGGTCTCAATAACGGCTAACTCTTTATCATCTAGTTTGAGTAGTTTCTCTTTTTGTTTTTCGAGTTTTTTCTTCTCTGCCAGATACTCTACGGTCTTGATAGTCAATCTTTGATAATTAACCTCAAGGAAATTGAGTTCTTTATTGATTTGGGCTATTGTTAGTTGTGCCATAAAATAAAAAAGAGTAGATGAGGTATATAAACTGTAATATAATTTATACACACTAATCTGATTTGACTCGTCTACCTAAACCTAACATAGCAAATGCGGCTAATGAGCCTGCTATTACTATGAGTTTAAGGTCATTCCATAGTTCTTTGCCCTCAGAAGACTCGAATCCGTACGTTAATGCGCCGACGGTTACGTAGCCAACTGAGCCAAAGACTAAGAGTGCAACGAGAACAAGTTGGATTTTACCAACTGTATTTGCGTCCATCTTAAGACTCATAAAAAATAAAGGGTGTAAGGGTTATATAAATCCTACTATTAGCCCTGCGGCTATGCCTATTGCACCTATAATGCCCAATATCTTTTCCCATGACCATTGACGTCCAGATTCAACTGAATCCAAGGTCTTTCCACGGGTTTTTCTTTCTGTATCTATACGTACAAGTTCTTGTGCGATATTATCAATACGTTTGTGCTGATCATCTAGTTTCGCTCTAACAGCACGCAGTTCATGTATGATTAAATCGTGGAATTTCTCGCTATCCATATTTAACCATATATAAACCGTTCTATATAAAGTATTCTACCATTTAATCGTGCGGCTAAATTGAAGACTTTAATATAAAAAAATAAAAATTTGATTAGATTGACTAATCGTTTTTACTTGAAAGAATTACGTATGCGGTTGCGTCTAGTACGACTGCATTGACTCTGTGTGTTGCAACAATGTCAACGGATTGTCTTACTATGTTCTTACCGAACTCTAATTCTATATCTCTACCTACTGCTAGACCAAATGCTTTGCCTTTCATGAAACAGATGTTTCTTGCGGCATTGTTGTTGTCGGTATTAATAGAGTTTGTAACGAAGATCTCAATACCAAAGTATAAAGATATTCTTCCTTGTCTACTAATTTCTGGGGAACTGTTTTGGATAAAGTCGACTACGGCTGAATCTTGGATCAGTTCTTTTTGGGCTTTTGGTGTCATAGCACATACAGCGGATCCATTTTCTGCTTCATGACCTTGGCTTTGGAGTCTAACCTTTGCGGCTTCGATCCCTGCGGCTTTCATAACGCCTGCGGCGTCTTCGTCGGTCTCGTCAGTAATCAAGGCACCATCATTTGCGTCTAAGTGGTTTGCACCAAAGTCGACTGATGTGCTTGCGGCGATAGTTGATAAAGTGATTGTAACTTCATCTTCTAATGCTCTAGTTCTTGCTGTTTCTCGGATTTTCTCGAGTAAGTCTTTTGGATATTTCTCTACTTCTGCTTTTAAGACGTTTTGTCTAAAGCCTCTTACTGTGTTAGCAGAGACTTCGATTGCGGTCAAAGCGTGGGTAGCAGGGGTAATATCTGTACTTACGTGTTCGGTAATTGTTCCGAATGCAGGGATATCGAGTGTGTAGAATCTCACGGTGTCATAACCTTGTGGGATAACTTTAACTTGTACCCAAGGACGAATGGTCTTAACTAAAATTCCACCCGGAAGGATAACAATTTGTTGTCCAACATCTACTCCCGGAATTGTACCTGATGTAGATACTGCTTCTGAGAATTGACTTGGTTTGTTGACTGAGTGTTTTGCTAAGAATTCCTCTTTGTCGATTTTCATAGATACTTGTTCTCCTGCGAGGACTTTATCCATTAATGCGACTTGTTCATCTACTTGTTTTTCTTCCCATTGTTTAGGGCTTACTTCACTTTCGGTAACTTCGGTTTTCTTTGCTTCGGTTGTAGCTAATTCGGTTTGAATTTTTGCTGTTTCCTCTGCGACTCTTTTCTCGACTAAATCTGCGATAGATTTCTCAAGTGCTTCTTGTTTTGCTAGGTCTTCTGCTTCTTTTGCTTTAAGTTGATCTGCTTTACATTTAAGATCGTCTTCTGCACATTTATCGGCTTCTGCTTTTGCGGTTGCGGCGGCAGTTGCTTCTTCCTCTTGTTTTTTGAGGTGTGCGTCCATACGGGCTGTAATGGCAGCGTCTACTTTTGCTTCAAAATCTGCGTTAAGATCTTGCTCAACTTTGTCGTTACTTGTCATTACTTTAGTTTCATCATTCTCAATACTATGAGAAGTAATTTTACACTCGGTTGCAAAGAGTTCTACGTTGTGTTTTCCACACTTGGACTCTGATAATGTCAAAGAAACCTCTGGGATTCCCGGATTCTCGCCCAATAGAATACTCATTTCGTTAAATGAAACGTCAATAGGTGCTGACATACAGTCTCCACCGTCATTATGGCATACTTGTTGTTCGCCATTAGCGCTTAAACCTAAAGATACCTTGACATTCTCTCCATTCTCAGTTAAGGCTTTAACCTGAGTCTCTACCATACCGTTACTGATAGTAGCACGATAGTTTAACTGTTCTTTCTCTTCGTCCCAGATTAAATGTGATTCTCCTATAATGCCTGCTTCTGTATTATCGTGATTTAGGCGTAAAGGTACGATCTTATCGTGTCCTTTGGCTAGTTCAGAAGCGAAATAGAAATTACCATTAAGTGATTTTCTAGGCATGGCTAGAGTACCTTCGACGTTTAACATAATTCTATATTAAACAATATAATAAAGAGAAGTGATTAATCATACCTGACTTTCTTAGGTGCTTTGGTTTGATCTTTAGGTGTAACTGTGATATCATCATCATCATCTTGTAAGGCGTTATTATTCTCATCTACTACCATAGGTTGAACAATAATAGGATCTTTTGGTTTCTTTTTCTTTTTCTTAGCCTCTGTAGGTTGTTCAGGCTCAGGTTGCTCAGTAGGCACAGGCTCGTTACCCATTTTATCGGTAGGTGTTACTGATGTGATAGGCAAGGTGTCTTCCATGTCAGTCATATCGATCTTAACATCAGTATTCTCTGAGAGATAGCCTCTGACTTCTGATCTCTTGATTGTTCCTTTTTCAAACAAGGCTGTAACGTCTTGTATAGATAATACGGATTCAGAATCAAATTGAAAGTCTACTTTAATGTCTACAGTCTTTGGATTGAATCCTAATCCCTCTAATACGATATCAAATATCTGTTTTTTAAGACCTAATCCGAATCTACGTTGAATACGTTTAATCTTTAGTTTGATAATATCACTTGCTGACTCAGAAGAAGCCCTTGCAGTAAAGCCTGCGGTCAAGATCTGTGAAGCAAACTGTGTGCCTGCTTCAATAACGTCTTTTTCCATATGTTCAATATATTTATCGAATTTAGAGGCAGGGTTTACTTCAAATACCTCTGCCTTGAATGCCTTGTCAGTAATAATCTTTGCGCCTGCACCCATTTTCTTGAATTCTTGTTGTTTATCCTCAATAAAGTCTTCGCCTACGTCTTCAAACTGAATCATCATCATTGGAGAGGCATAAGACTTGAATATCTTTACCATAGCGTCTTCTATCTTCCACATTTCTTCTACAGAAGATTCAATATATTTACCATTGACAGATTTAGGTGTTACAATGGATTGTGCGAGTGATCTACCCCATAACTCCTGTCTTCTTGATGTAAATCTAAGATGTGCAAGGTCTTTGGCGTCTATTTCAAGATCCTTGTCATTAACGTGTTGTGTATAGGAGTGAATTCTGCCAGTTTTGTCTCTTTTGGCACCTACCATGGTTGTAATATCAACTTCGTCAATATCTACGACCTTTTTACCCTTTCTAATCAATTCATAGATAACATTGCCTGCAATAACATAAGAATGACACCCATCTTCTACTTTTTCTTCAATATAATTGTCTTTTACCCATTTTTCAAGCGCAGTTACAGCCTTTTGGTTTTTACCTGATATAACCATACCACTACCTAAAATTAACTGAGTATATGTATCAGAAGCAAGATAAAGTCTTGAATCGTGATCATTTAAGTAAAATATCTTGGCAAAAGGTACCTCTGGCTTTGTTCCCTCTGACCATTCATGGTAATTAACCTCACTTTTAATGCCCTCTTCGACTACAAAGGCGTTTCCAGTTGATTCTATAGGATTTATCTTGATATTATCGAACAATATAGTCTTTTCTACGTTTTAGTTAATAAACAGAAGTATTATGGTTATCTAATTCTTAATTTACCTGATCCGTTAGTTCCACGGGCAGATAACTGTTCATTTGTACCTGTTAATACGATTACAACCTCTCCTATAAAGTTTATATCCAAATATCCTGAGGGTGGTAGATATTCTCCTGTACCTGAGGCGGCTACAACCTTATCACAGTCTTCTGAGACTATTCTAATGCCATCTTGGTCATATAATTCAAATTCTAATGTATAATTGGTTAAATCAAAGACATTTACCATTTTTTCTTCCTGATATATTGTAAATGATATACCATTACCTGATGTAGTAGTATAGTCCTCTCTAACCCATTCTTCTGTGTCTAATTTTAATGTAAGCATACACTTATATTGTGGTTATGATATAAAGAAGTATGGAAATATGTATTGACTGTGAAAAAAGAGCAGATACAGATAAAGGTGTTATTTATGTCAGAAGACACACCGACAACGTTGCTATCTGCGAAGAATGTTGGAGAAAAACGAGGGAACAAGATGGATCCGATTAAGTACGACGACGGCAAGCCTAAAATGAGCCTAATCCCTGCTCACGCCGCCTTTGCCATGGCTAGAGCATTAACTCACGGTGCCTTAAAATATGATTCCTTTAATTACAAGAACGGAGAGGGATTGTCATGGGACAGATACAGTTCTGCCTTGCTTAGACACCTTTTCGCATGGCTAGGCGGTCAAGAATTTGATACAGATTCAGGCTTGAGACATACTGACCATGTATTAGCCTGTGCCGCAATGTTAAGCGACTGTGTAGAGTCCAAGATAGGAGAGGACACTAGGTTTGGTAAGTAGAGATTTCAAGTCCAACAAATCGATCAGATACCTGATTGGCAAGGCTACTTTCTCATCAGGAAGTGGTATGCCTATTGCCTTTTTCCTTAACCTGTTAGTATTGCCTTTGTTTTCTGAAATTATAATAGATAATCCATATTTAGCCGCATTGTTTATAGGTATAATTTATACAAGTGTCAGTATTTTCAGACTGTTCCTTATAGACATAGTTGAAGACAGGTACGGTTTAAATATACGACCTGACCACTTAATACAGAGGTTATTAAAACGTTAGCAAAACACACTCCGCAGTCTGGCATGGAAATGGAACTTAATCCAAAGACCAAGCGTTGGCAATTCAAATATGTACACCCGTCTAAGACCTTAGACCATTATGAGAGTTACGGAATCTATGAAGTACACAGATCTCCAATGCACTTGCACGGAGAATCATTGACTACTGATATGTTACAGAACGAACAACTACATCACTTGGTAAAACAAGGCATTGAGTTAATGAGAGTTAACGTAGGATCTTATATTTCTATTCTGTGTCATATTGAATCGATAAATGCCCAGAGCCACTAAACCTTAGATACAAATTTCCTTGAAATGCGTCTCCCTCGTCGAACGGATTATCCTTTGTCTTGTTTGGCTGTCCGTTCTTACCAAACGTAATAGTCATTAGTTGTTTCTTCAAGTTCATAAATCTAGGGTGGATTCTAACCTTTTTCTTCTGTACTTTTGTAGCGGCTTGTACTGTCATTTTTCTACCTGACTCCTTGTTAGATATTGCAGTAACATTAAGGTGCAAAGTCTCACGCATATCCTTTATAATTTCAGGGTTAGCCTTATCACAACCCCACTTGTGTACTGAGAACAAATCTGCCAATCTGCTAATCTCTTTTACCATGGCTGTTGCTGACTGTCTCTTGTATGACTTGCTATAAATAACATAAGGCATATTGTCTCTCATCTCTGTAATGCAAATACCAAACTGAGAAGATCCGAATCCGGGATCACAGAATCCCAGTCTGTTCTTGCTTCCTAATTCATAATCTATTTCGTAATCCATATCCGTAACCTCGTCCAATGCCTCTGTTGAGTAGATATCCCCTACATTGGCACCCCATATTCCCTGAAATTCTTGGGGAAATGACGGCAGTTTGCGTGCCTCGTCAATATAATCATCAGAGAATATAGATGTACCTGTGATCAGATCTTTCTCTAAGCCCCTATCTTCATACATCTCGAAGCGCTTATACTGACATACTGCGTCAGGCTCTTCCTTGATATCATAAAAGAAACCGTTGGCAAAGTCCCCTGCGGTTGATACCCAAATAACATAACTGTCTGACTTTCCTCTGTAACGTTCTCCTACAGTTCTAATTTGTTTGTCGTCTTTAAGTCCTGTAAAGAATGCGGCTTCGTCTCCGAACACACAAGACACTCTAGGAATACCTCTGACTGCGTCAATGTTGTTTGACGGATATACCTGTATGTTACACTTGCCTATCTGAATCTTATACATACCATGGTCTTCGTACTCTACTCTTTCGTTTGCAAAATGTTTCATACGTTCGATAAGTTTCTTGGCAAGTTCAATATTTGGACCCGTGAAGATTACTACGTCCTCATTCTGTTGAAAGAACGGATCCGTAGCGGCTCTGTGTAGAATCCACATCAATATAAGTTCTGTAAGACCTAATCCAGTTGCCTTGTAAACACACATCATCTTTTTTGCAGAATCTAATTTGCCCTGATCCAGATACTCTACGATCTCCTGTTCGTATTTGTAACACGGGTGGAATATGCCGTCCCTTTCGGGACCCCCGTTTGGATAGAATATATAGTGCCAAAAACAACATGACTCATCTTCACATAAAGGATCATAACACCAAAACTTTTCAGGATAGACTTTCTTCTTTACAATCTTGCCCTCGACATTTATGAAACGCTTGGTTTCTTCAGATACAAAACCTTTAGTCATTGTTTTTATTCCAACCTTTATATGCTTCGTCAGTTTCGCATTTTAAGCAGTTAGAAAAGAAACTAGGTTTTCCACAAGTTTTACATCTATTAATATCTCTCAAATAATCTTCTCCTGAAAAAGATTTTCTTAATCCTCTAATAAAACCATCAAACAAACCCATATTAATCCTCTTGTTTGTTACTGTGTCGTTTAAGGTGTAACTTCATCATGTAAGCGCCACCTGTAATATGGGTGCCACATCTATGACATTCCTCACTCTTTTGTACTGCCATCTTCCTCTTCTATTGTGTTTACGTTTAAATACCCTCGCTTTAATGCGGTGGCTTTCTCCTGATCTTCCTTGTCAGGCAGTTTAACTATAGTCTCATTCTTTATCCTTCGTTCCTTGTTTAAGCGCTTAATATGGAGTACCAATTCAATCTCACTCATCATCTTGATCTGATCCTGATGTAAAGTATGCTTTGCCATCTCAAATTTTAGGAATAATTCCCTTTCTTTCGGATCTGTAACATCTATAAGACGTTGTACCTCGTCTATACGATCTACCTGTTCGTCTATGGTATGCTGTTTGCGTACAAACTCTGCGGCATATTTCTCTACTGCGTCCTCGTCATACCATTTCTCTGCGTCTCTTCTGAATTCCTTGACATAACCTGTTACAGAAGATACAGAGACGGTACCGTACTTTGCTACATATTCTGGATTGTTGTTGAACTCTCTGCTCATCTTTCTAATTGAAAAACCTTGAAAAATCCACATGATCCTCAGGATATTCTTCATCTCTGAGAGATCTTTTGTGGGACGGGCTTTGTTGCCTCGTTTTCCCTTGACCATGCGGTTTATTCTTCAAGAACACTTATAAACTCTTTACAAGCCCACTCGTCTGAGTGAATCTCTGGGAACTTTGTAATCCATATCCCGTTACTCCATACTGCACAGCCACACGCAAGTGCTTGTAATCCAGTTTGTGATAACTCTGGGATCATCATTGGCGGGTGTGTTGGCTGATACTTTATATCATAGTAATACTTGAATCCATTTAGGAATGCAGGCATTTCACTATAAGGTCTTGTATTCTTGACTCTATCTGCAACAAGTACCATCTTTTCTGCGTCTACAGTAAGTATGTTACACTCTTTCATATAACGTTCCTGTGTAAGACATAATCCCATGTCCAGTCTGTCTGCCTTTGTGTCCATGTAGAACAGATCAAGGTCTACAGGTCTATGAAACAGTTCGGCTGTAGGTGCATATTTCTTCAAGTCTTCTGTTGTTATAAACAGATTGTCTATAGACTCCAATGAATCTACATGATGATACAGATCAGGTGCCTGTCTCAGCATATTGCCATGGAACATGAATGAAGAGTCTACATGAAGATCATCTAGTATTGCGGCTATGTCAAACCTGTCGTGATATACTATGTGGTCATACTGATCTATGGTATCTTTTATGACTTCAACCATGACGTCTGTGGTCTTGCATTTCACGGTGTTCTGATAATATTCTCCGTGATCCCATATGTCTGTCTTGTCGTCGGTTATGACAACTGACGGATAGTCAAGTTTGGAACACATATGAGATGTTATTGCGGCTGAGCCTGCCATGTCGCCTACGTGCAAGATGTTCAAAGGTAGTTCTCCTTTTCCCATTCTACTCTGTATTCGCCGTCGTGTTTTTTACAAAAGGGTTTGTCCCCTTTGTTACATACCTTGCACTTACTCAATTTCCTCTGCCTCAAGTTCTCTGTATGCTCTGTTGTCGGCTATATATGCTTGCATTTCTCCCTCTACATCTATTCGTTTATACAAGCCTGCCTCTACTCCCTCGAATTTATCACACTTTGCAATATCCTCGTCGTTTAGGAATAGTATTGTTCCTTCAATAAAAAATTCAGGATTGGTTTTTTCTATAGTTTTATATAGACCGTTAACTAGGGTGTTAGATATCTTATATCCAAACAGAATCCCTGTAGTTTGTTCTATATTTCTCTTAAAGAGTTGTTGTTGTATTCTTGGAACTTGTAAAAGTCCGTATGTGAATAGTTTGGTCGTCATGTATAGTATAGAGTGTACGCCCTATATATACGTTTAGTACCCGTTAGGATTACACTCGGTATAATAACTACACCAAGGACATAAGAATGTTACAACCTTTTTAGGCGGGACGGCAGTATCGAGAACTTGTAGTTTGTCCAAAACATATTGACGGATTTCTTCAATAGGTTTAAGGTCGAAACATCTCGTCTTATGACGTTCCCAAGCAGATGATTTATCGATATAAATAATACAAGCCCTTTCAATTTCCACGCCATCACTAGCAATATAATACAGAAGCTTATAAATGTTCATCTGTGCCTTGTAGTTGTCAGGTACTTCTCTTGGTATTGATTTCTTTGTAGTTTTCTTATCACAGATAATCAACTCATCATCTATTTCTACCAAGTCGTCCATGGATCCTTTTACACAATCGTAAAGTCCGTCTCCGTCCTTTTTTAGTCTACCCTCTTTAATGTTACAAAACATTGAGAGTTCGTGTTCTACTCCACCAAGGTTACATACTTCATGAAGTGCCGTACCATGTACTAGAGGCAATGATTTCTTAAAGTCCTTTAAATCTATTGCGTGTTCATTTAATCTATACCATGCCTTTCTCATGCATTCAGATGTGAGATCAGATACATGGATTGACTTACGCTGAGGCTCAGCGGCACACTTATCAATGATGGATTGCTCATAGAGAGAATCAATAATATCTTCTGTTTCACTATAATCTATTCCATCTGACATACTCTTATATCCTTTCCCTCACTTAATAACACCTCGCCAAACTTGTAAATCTCTTCCTCATACTGATGAGTGAGTTTTACCTCTTCGCCGAACTTGTTATCCCAAGCGATTATCCACATTTGTTTTATTTCTGTTATTTGACTCATGGTTTGTATTACCTTTTCCCTTATTTAAATCTTTGTAAGTTAAGGGACTATATGACTTACCTCTGTGAGCCTTGTTCATGTGGACTGAATAATCTGAGTTGTTCAATACTTTTGCTTTGCATATTGGGCAGTTCATAACTATATAGAATGATAATGGTTTACTAGAAGTAAAAAAAGAAAAAAAGGTGTTGCGCTATTATGCGTCAACGAGTTTGAAGTAGTCTTTTCCGTTTCCAGATTTTGCTTTTTCACATTTAACGGGTCCTATTGTGCCAGACTCTAATGCTTGCAAGACTGCTTCGCTAGTTAGTTTTGAAACGATTGCCGTTCTAGTTGTGTGAAGAACATTGACGCCATCAAAAGACTCTTTGACGGTAATTTTAACTCCCGGAGTTGCTGTTCTGCTGTCGCCTGTACCTTCTTCGTAATCTGAACGCTCGACACCTGTAATTGTAAATGGTTTTCCATCTACTTTTGCAAGTGAAATTGAATTGCTTTCTGTTTCAAATTCTGATATGCTAGTCATTACATAGTATATACATATACTCTATATAAACGTATCGATTACTAATATTTGTAGTTACAAATTACAGATATGTATCTGGGGATAATACGAAATCGTAAGAACAGTTCATTGGTTTGTTGTTTGATGTGATAGATTTTGCCATGACTTTAACATCTGATTTTGCCGATATTGTACCGTTAATATGTTCTGTTACATGACTTTCATATACTAATGATCTATGTACTGTGTGCCATGATTTACCAAATTCTCTAGACATTAATCTTAATTCAAAATCTTCTCCTTTACCTGATGAAACAATCCAACTACCCATCATCATTTTATGATTTATTGGACAAGAGTAATGTGATTTCTGTGTCTGTCCTATACCTGATTCTATGTTTGCCTGTATTTCCAAATCTGTTGTAGTTGTAAATGTTATATTATTCTCATTAACTTCGCCTGTACCTACTTCATCTACAAAACAAGTATTGACTCTGATAAATTCATTTGTGGTTGTCGGATCTGTTGCTTCATTCAATGTGATTGTTTCTGATATTTCTTCCCATGCTGAGTTTAATCCGTTAATTACAACTGTTCTTGCACCTGTTCCGCCATCTGTATCATTACCTGTTGATTGTACTGTCAATGTTCTTGCTACAGTCGGATATACCAAATCAACTGCATTAAACCAAATATCAGCAAAATTGCCACTAGGTACTGTTGGGTTATATCCCTGTGCCTCTAACTGTCTAAATCTATGTCTATAAGCATTATTAGATAATTCTCTCATAAATTCATCTGTCATTAAATCCATGTCTATATTACAGAGCTTAATATATATAGAATGTATTTACCATGGCAGAACAACATTATCGTATGTCTCATACCTGAGTTTCTTATTATTACATCTATCACAATTACGACAAATTAGACCTTTTCCACCTCTAAATGATATAACCATTAGAGTTTTAGGTCGAATCTCTGAGCAATAGTCATTATAACAATGACCATTCAATGCAGAGATCTCTTCATAATGCAGTCTCGTATTTCTCTGCATATTCCCCGAAATCTCGTAGGCGTATTTCTTATTGTGTTTCTTGCAATTATAGCATGATATGGTATGGTCTTTCTGCCTCAACAGAGCCTTGATTCGTGTTTCCCCGCATTGCCCACATTTCTTGCCTATCAATTCCTTTATTCTATTCCTAGTTTCTGTCCTGAATTCGTCCCTGTTAGGGTGTTTGGGCTGTTGCTGAGATAAGAAAATGCCACTCATCTATGAGATACCTGACCTGTGAACGGATTCATCATACCACCTTTGCGTGATTTTTTGGCAGAATATATCTCCCATGTCATATAGACGTCAGGATTCCACCCTTTCTCTTCCCAATTATATTCATCATATTGTGTTTTCATAATATATGTATAGATAAACCCTAATATAAATATTACTAACCTCGCACGATTTTGGGTAAAATGATATGTCAAAAGACATAAAATCCCCGAGTTTGTGCCTAGGATAAGTAAATAAAAACACCAAAAAAATGCTTTTATGATGTTATGAGAAGTTAGTAATATTTTCTATGGAGAGGCGAAACCCCCGATTTACTGATCCCGCGTTAGGTCAGACTAACAAAAGGTTTTCAGATTTACAATTTGGTATGGCAAGCCTAGGGGGCAGTCCCCTATATAAACCTATCGCCGAGGCACTTTTTTTTCGGGCAATCGATACACTTATATTACGCGGAATCCATATTGTACCCCCCGCCACAGCAAAGCAAAGGTATATATATGGGCAAAAAGCCCAATCCTTAGGATTTGCCAAAAAAGGGTTATTTAAAGGTTTCGGGCGCTGTTGAAATCAAAATTTTTGAGCTTAACAGAGGAAGTATTCCTTATATTAATAGTGCG